ATACTCTTCCCCCATCGCTTTTTGTTTGCGAAGTTTCTTAGGATTCTTAGTCTTATCTGCTGAGTATGTATTCTCATCACGATCATCATCAGGATCTACAGCAACACGGTGTCTTGCTGCTCTATCATCATCGGACATATTTGCACGACGAGACTTTGCTTCATCTGGACTATAAGTTCTTCCAGTATTGTGCCATTCGTGTCCTTCGTGCCCTCTGTCACGAGCATCCTTCGTAGCAGCTTTAGTTACTGCCTTTGCACGATTTGATTTGAAGGTCTTCATATCAAGTCCTTCAACGTTCAAAGTTTTTGGATAATCCTTTTCACCTGGTTTGGCTGGACTTTCTCCACGCTTTCTTTTAGCATGGATACGGTCCCACAGTCCAAGTTTTTCCTTGAGTTCATCAACTAGTTCACCTTTAAAGTTTTTGCTAGATTTTTTTGTACAAGCAGCAGCCTCTGCCATAAATTGTTCAAAAGATTTATTTACATCTTCGTTAATCTTTTGTTTCATAAGTTGATAACCTTTTTATTTTTTTTATTTCTCTTGACTATTTATTTGTTTAATCATTTTTTGAAGATCTGAGGTTGATCCAACAAACAAAGAGTTATTGACAACGTTTGGACCTTTAGTATGACTATCTTCATTAATTTCTTTAAGTTTTTTTTGAGATTCTAAAAGTTTGTCAGTAATATCGGCAACATTTTTAATTAAATTGCCAGCTACTTCATATGCTCTTGGATGATTTGTTTGTTTTGCAACATCAAGAATATCATTGATTGCTTCCTGTCCTTTTTCAATTAAGTTATAAAGATTGCCTCTTGCATACTCATGATCATCTTTTACCTGATTATCACTTTTTACTAATTTAATTTCTCTTACAGTCTCTTCAGCTTTCATAATTTCACATTCGACATTGAATTCTTTGTTTAAATTTTCAAAAGGATCTATCATAATAATGTTGTCCAAGATTCATTGAAACCAAAATTATCATCTGGTTCTACAAATTGATCATCTAGAGTAGTAATTACTGAGAATTTGTGAGGACCTGTTCCCTGCGAAGTTAAATTTATATTAATATCACGTTGAGAATTATACTTCGTTGTTGCAACTCTAAAATTATTATTATCAATTTTAACAATATAGTATTCACTGCCAGATTCCAATCCACCGATAGGGGATCCAGTTTGATTGGTAACTCTATACGTTACAAAATCACCAGTAATAAATCCATGATTGGGCAAAGTAATTGTGTTGCTATTTACATTGACTTCCGTGAATGAAATGTCAGTACCATCATTAGTATAATCTTCTAGTGCTTTTGGAGTTGCACTATATCTTACATATCTAGAACCAGTGTTAATTGCCGTACCAATATCAACATTAACTGTTTTAATCACATCTTGAGATACAACTGGGCCATATAGATAAGTTTTTGCTACAAAATTTAAAGTATGAATTAAAGATCTCCTTCTTCTAAAATCTCCTTCATAATCATCTTGAATACTTACATTTTGTAATATAATTGGTATGTCTTTAATTTCTTTTGTTTGATCAATAAGATTAATAGTAATATTAAACATTGGTTGAAAGTATGGAAGAATTTGTTCTAAAATTTGAACAGAATCATCATTATTTTTACTAATAATATTAAGTTCAAAATCTAGGTTGTACGGCACTGGAGTATATTGAGTATATACTTCTTTGGTATCACCAGACTTTGGAGTTTTGCAAATATTAATTGGTGCTAACTTTCTAGTAGAATCATAATTAATTCCTTTCATTTCAAATGCAATTCTTGGCAATTGAATTTGAATCTCAGATCTTCCATCTAATTGCGGTTCTGCTTCAATTCTTGCAAGAAACTTTTCTCTTGGTCCATAGGAAAGAGGCACTTTAATAGTTTGAACAATATTTCCATTGGCATCAACGCGCCTTAATTCAATATTATTAAAGAGGGTTCCAAACCCAACAATAGTTTTACGAATAATTTCGTGATAAAAATGTTTACCTAACATCAGAATACTCCCATATTTCCATATTCACCAAATGGATTTTTTGCAGTCCAGTCAATAATTTTATCACCAGATAACTCAAACCATTCATTTTCAGCACCAGGATCATTTTCTTTTTCTATAGTACTGAATGAGGTAATAGTCCATTCAGCACCAGTTTCTTCACCAACTAACGTATCATTATCAACGAAAGTTCCTACAATATTAATTAATTCTAGTTCTTTATTAGTACCATCATATCTCGTAACTTTACCTTTTGGTTCGGATGGAGATCTTTGTATTGTAATAGTTGGTGCTGTAGTATAACCAGAACCTGGATTCGTAATATTTATGGAAGTTACTTTTCCATTAGTAAGAACAGCTGTTGCAGTTGCTTTTACTCCAGTTGCCGGTGATGATATAGTTACAGTTGGAACTGTTTTATATTCCTCTCCAAGTTTTAAAACTTTAATGTTAGTCACAGATCCAGAAGTTATTGTTGCAGCTGCATCTGCAGATTTGGATGAACCAAATACAAGTTCTCCATTTTTGAATGATTTTTTATTTGCAACCGTTGTAATTGCTGATGCATTAGAACCAGAACCAATAAATGATACAAGTGGTGCGGTAGAATAACCAACCCCTGGTTCTGTCAAATTAATTGAACTAATAGAACCATTGGTTGTTGAGACACTAACGGATGCTTTTGACCCAGTTCCTGGCGGCCCAAATGTTACAGTAGTATTTCTTCCATAGCCAGTTCCAGCATTTGTTAGATATACAGATTTAATACCATCGATGAGTTTAAACACAACTGAATATCCAGAGTCTTTGGTAATATCGTCGATTTCTTTAATTCCAGTCTCAATCCTTTCATCAGAAAACTCCATTGTTTCTACAATGAGTTGATATGTTTGAATAGCATCAAGTTGTCTAAATGGTTTTTCGTGTTCAACAAACTTGATTTGAAAAAATTGTTGAGTGAGAGGAAAATATAATAGATCTCCTTCATTGGGTCGTTTTGACGATACTAAATTATTTGAAGACGAAACAAGATCTTCCCATCTTCTCTTTGAAATTATAAACGTTGCTTCATCAGAAATTCTTACGCCAAACTTTGATAGTAAAGTTCCATCGCCTTCGAAACCTTCGAAACTTGATAGATACATTTCAATTAAATAATTTTCATCAAATTTTGAAAGTATGTCTTCTCTAAAAATTCTATCTTTTTTTACTATTTCTCTGGGTAAGTAATATACATCATGTCCATAAATCTGTAAAGACTCTATGATTAAATTCTCATATAGTCTTTGTTCTGAAAGTGTACCATTTGAAAAATAAACATTTTTAGCCATATCAACCTACGCAGTCTAATGGTGGAAGTTCATATGTAGAAGACATTTCTTCTGTTAGTTTATCCAACTCTTGAACCGCGTCATCATACAATTGTCTACCATTAAACTCTACTCCACCAGGTAATTTTATACCCTGAAATTTCATTAAATTTTGACCCCACTGTTTCTTTATAGACGATGTGAGATATTTTTTTATAAAAATTTCATTGTAAATTTTTGGCCATGTGACTGGATCTAGTGCTCTGTAACATTCAATAACTAGATAGTCGTTTGCAGCCACTCTTTGCCAATCAACATCAACATATATTTTATTTTGAACTTTATTATATCTTATTATTTTTTTACCTTCTAAAAGAAATTCTAATGTTTCTAAGTATGTCATAGTCATAGTTAGATTTAAAATATCATACGCATAAAAATTATAAAAATCATTTAAGAAAAATTGATATCTAAAACCGAACATACTATTTACGTATGTATTAGAAATAGGCATTATATTTTCAACACCAATAACATGATCTGGTAAAGTAAAATACCCTCTACCTTCTTCAAATTGAAGAGTTCTTGGCGGCGTAGCAGTATTTTGATCTGTTACTGTGGTTGAAGTATTTCTTTTTCTGCCATTTTCAATATCTTCATTAGTAAATTTATACTTTAACATAACCCTTTCAACCCCATTATAAACCCTCTCATTGTAGAGTTGAATGGTATCATCAATTAAATCTTCAATTTGATCATCGTCAACATTAATTTCAATTACTGGCTTACCTAATTTTCGTAAGCAGTATTCCTTAAGTTGCGACCTGCTGCTTGGGTTTGCCATTACTTTGTTTTACTGGTGAAGTTTCATTAAATGTTTCACTATCGTGTATCTTTTCGGGAGAACTCTGTAGTTGTTGTATGACAGAGTTTAAATACATTACTTTAGACTCTAACATAATATTTTGTTGGGTAAGTTGATTAATTTTGCTACTCATCACTTGCATTAAAGTGTTGGCTTCATCAGGATTCATAATTACCTCATTTTTAATTATTTATCAATAAGTACCACCATCAATTGTAGTAGTCCACACAGGAACACCCGCAGCAGTTACAGTCAAAATTTGGTTTGAAGTTGTTATATCAGATGTTCCTGCTGCATCTGTTGAAGTAAGTCTTTTATATTGATCGAAATATGGAACACCTTTGTGAATACCAATATCTAGTTTAGTAGTATTAAAATATGCACTACCAACAGTTCCAGTAAATACCTGAGAAGTATTTGTTGCATCTGGAATATATGTGAAATAATATGTGGTGGTAGCTCCCTCCGATGTACCAGATTCATCATAACCAAAAAATCCAGTTTTTAGACCACTGTTAAAATATTTAAATTCAATACCACGATCCTTATTATCATCTGCACCTTGCGTAAAGGTTAGAATTTTTGGTGATGTATTTGTACTTGCTGCGATACCAGCAGATAGGTTTGCACTAAGAGTAATAGTATTAGCACCTACATTAATGTTGGTAATAGTTGTTCCGTTTGGAATCGATGCATTACCAGAAACAATATCACCAACATTCAACCCGTCTACATCATCAAGAATAACTACTGACTGTCCACTTGCTGCAGCAGAAACAACAGTTTTTTCACTAATACTATCTCCAAGTGTAAATATAGGATCATTAACAGTCATCTGTGTAGAATTGACCGTTGTTGTAGTACCAGAAACTTGTAAGTTACCTCTAACTACAACATTACCAGCACCATCACCGCCGGCAGGATATGGGTCAATTGTGATTGTTTGAGCACCTGAATTGTCACTATAAATTGTAGAACCTACAATTCTCAAATCTCCAAAGTCAACTTCGGTTGAAGAACTACCAATGTTTAGAGTAGTTGCTGCCCCAGCAAAGTTAACTGTGGTAGCATTTGTATTTACAAGGTTAAATGTAGCAGTAGAAACAGTAAGATCTCCACCATCAATATTAACGTCTCCATCTACATCTAGATCGTTGTTGATATTGGTAGTGCCACTAGCGGCACCAATCTCTACAGTAGTTGCGGCCCCAGCAAAGTTAACTGTGGTAGCGGTTGTGTTAAGTAAATTAAATGTAGATTGATTAGTAGTTAAATCACCACCATTTACTTGTAAATCTAGGTCTACCTCAAGGTTATTATTGATGTTAGTAGTACCACTAGCGGCACCAATCTCTACAGTAGTTGCTGCCCCAGCAAAGTTAACTGTAGTAGCAACAGTATCAAAAAGATATTGTGTTGATTCAGTACCAACTAAAGTATTATTTCTAAACCTAGTAGTACCACTTCCTGCGGATCCAAAATTAATTGTTCCAGCTGCACCAAAAGCATTAACTGTAGTAGCGGTTGTATTTACAAGGTTAAACGTAGCAGTAGAAACAGTAAGATCTCCACCATCAATATTAACGTCTCCATCTACATCAAGGTTATTATTGATGTTAGTAGTACCACTAGCAGACCCAATCTCTACAGTAGTTGCTGATCCAGCAAAGTTAACTGTGGTAGCATTTGCATTTGCAAGGTTAAACGTAGCAGTAGAAACAGTAAGAGCTCCACCATCAATATTTACATCACCATCTACATCTAGATTGTTGTTGATATTGGTAGTGCCACTAGCGGCACCAATCTCAATAGCAGTTGCTGCACCAAAAGCATTAACTGTAGTAGCATTAGCATTTGCAAGGTTAAAAGTAATGTTAGAAACAGTAAGATCCCCGCCGTCAATATTAAGGTCTCCATCTACATCAAGGTTATTATTAACATTAGTAGTACCAGTAGCAGACCCAATCTCAATAGTAGTTGCTGATCCAGCAAAGTTAACTGTAGCAGCATTTGTGTTTAGTAAGTTAAATGTAGATTGATTAGTAGTTAAATCCCCACCGTTTACTTGTAAATCTAGGTCTACTACTAAATTATTATTAACATTAGTAGTGCCAGTAGCAGACCCGATTTCTACAGTAGTTGCTGATCCAGCAAAGTTAACTGTAGCAGCATTTGTGTTTAGTAAGTTAAATGTAGATTGATTAGTAGTTAAATCACCACCATCAATGTTTAAATCATTATCAATGTCAACATTACCAGTACTGAATGTAATTAATTCTGATCCAGCGCCAGTATCAATATCAATATATTTGTTTGATCCTTCTCGTACAATGAACGCATCAGATCCTGAAATAATTTTATTATCTAGTCTGGTATTATCATTACCAATTGTTATTTTTTGTTGTGCATTATTTGTATCAACCTCAACATAATTTTGAGATCCTTCTTTAATAGCAAAAGCAGTTGGTGTGTTATCTTCAATAACAATATTGACTGTTGCTAACGAATTACCAAGAGTTAACAGTTCTGCATTATTTGTAGTATCAATATCAATATACTTATTTGAACCTTCTTTTACTACAAAGGCACCTGCAGTATTATCTTGAATGCTAGAGTTTACTGCGGTTGCATATGAAATATTTCCAGTTAAATAAACATTGCCGGAAACATCTACATTAAATTTATCTGAACCGCCAACAGATAAGTTAAGAAGTCTTGAGCTTGCTGCCGATGCAGTATTGATTACGTCAAGATCAATACCGTAGAAAGTTGAACCGCCATTGTTCCAGGTGGATGAGATATTAAGTAAAGTATCTGAAGCACTTAGAGTTGGGGATGTAATATCAACCGCGCCAGAAAAACTATCAACGATGAATCTATCGACAGATCCGTCATTAATTTTGAATAAATTATCACCAAGTGTACTAGAACCAGAAATTACCACATCTCCAGTTCCATTTGTGTCAATGGTCAAATTACCATTTGAATTTGTGGTGGAAATTGTATTGCCATCTAGGGTGATGTTATCAACATTCCATTCATTAACCTTTTTAGATGAGTCTACAATTGCTGCAGAGTTTGAAACAATTGTTCCATGTCCATGATCTAGAAGATCTGTAAAATACTTGCCACCTATGATATCAATATTTGCTGAGACACCAGCAGTTTCAGGTCCTCTACCCACAAACAGTTTACCAAAAGAGGTAACGTTTGCACCTTGAGCATCTGTATAAGTACTAGTGCCTTCCCCGTAAGCAAGCTCACCCTGACCCAATCCAGCCGGGGTTGCTGTTGGGTTGGTACTGGATCTTTTAATCTTTAAGATTGATGCCATGTCTTTTTACCTGTGTGATTAGAAATTACCGCAATTAATTTGTAAACCAGATTTTTCTAAAATATTTTGTGCTATCCAAGATCCACTTGCAGCATCATATTGAAGCAGAGCTCCATCTGATGCACCTGTCATATTTACGTCAGTCAATCCTGAAAGCCTACCGCCGCCAGCTGTATTTACAGTGATGACTTGGGGTACTCTAGATACTGTTACTTTGGTGTTCATTTTGTTACTCCTGGGTTGATTGTGACTATACCCTCAATAACTCTTGTTTTCACCCCACCGTTTGAAACAATTATTACATCATACAAATATCTTCCCTGTTCCATATTGGACGTAGATGAAGAAGGCAAAGACAAAGAAACAGTTCCGTTTCCGTTAACGGAAACAGTAAAATCAACAGATGTTGAACTATAATATGATTTTTTAATTTTGGCAGCTGCAGTATAACCAGTCAAGTTCCAATACACATTAGAATCGTCATAGATTCCAATTTGTGCGGAAAAGTCTGATCCTTGATCAATATACAGATTGTGTACTGCTGCCATAAGAGTTTACCACTTATTTTTATTTATATTAGTTAGTAATCTTACTTAAAGGCTAATTGTTGTAATAATTTTTTTATCTCATTTATTTCATCTTTTAACTCATTTAAATTTGTTTCAATATTTGCAACTCTTTCTTTTTCAGATTTACGGGCCTGATAAGATTTTAGATATGATTCGTAATCACTGGGATTGTTGTTTATGATTGCTCCACTTTTTAAATCTCGATATAGATCTGGATGGCCATCAACGTTCAATTTATCCATATTAAATAGCAAGAGCAATTGCTCTAAAGTTTTTAATTTTTGGAATATTACTTTGATCATTACCGATCATAATAACTTTAATACTCCATTCTTTAAATTCTTGCAATCCACGAATTTCATATTCAAACGATCTGTATTCATTTTCAGTTTGAGAAACTGGATATGATTCGACAGGTATTTCAGTATAGTTCATATCACCAAAACTACCCAAGGCAGAGTCTCCTTTAATCTTAACAAAGACTTTAATATCAACTCCTTGTCTTCTAATAGCATCAAATAAAACTCTTACAGAAGAAGCAGATTTTTCTAAAGTAACTTTTTTTGTAATATATGCGGGATGCAATCCACCTATAGGTAGTAATTCAGAACTAATATCAATATTTCCACTATCAGTAAGTTCTTTATTAATTCTATTTGAAATTGTGATGATAGAAGATCCAATCAAATCCAGTACTGGACTTATTGTATCTTTTGTTGTTGACATATTAATCATTAGTTTCATGCTTCCTTTTACGCCATTTAAATATTTTTTTGCATTTATATCTGAGGCAACAAGTCTTGGTGATGAAAGTTCATTTTCTGTTTTATTTGATATAGTTTCACCATCCTTAAGTAAGAAAGAAACCTGTGATGTATTGCCAATGCTAGTTCCAGTTATTGAATCCAATACTAAAGTGGAGTCTGTATCTGGTAAAGTTAAAATATTAATTTGTGGATTAAGAATTTCATATGGAATATTTCTAGTTGCATATGCATTTGGGCCGCCGCCAGAAATAGTAAAGTTTGCTTTATTTTGATTTACAATTTGATATTCGTCAATATTTAATACATTTAAAATTTTGTGAGTAGTATTAATACTATCAAGATTCATTCCATTTAAATTATAACATTTAACTATTGACCCGCTTAAGTGTTGTGCAGCAATAGTTCCCAAAGCTCCTCTTTGTTGTACAGTAAAAACATTGTCACTAGTTATCTCTGAGTATGCAATAATTTCATTGTTAATTTTAATGTATCCTGGATTCGTTGAAGAGATAGGTGCATTATTAACTTTTGTCCAAGTAGTGAATGAATTGTAATTGATAGATTGATTTCTTAAATCGTTCAATGTTAATGTTAATGCAGTATTTGAAATAGTTGCACCAAGAAGTGAATTAGGTTGATCGGACACTACATCATTAAGAATTACATAATTTTGTGTGCCGTGCATACCATGATTTGGTTGAAATACAGTAATTGTAGTAGAGTCTTGATTAAATCGTAACGATTCTGGTTGTAGTTTTACTGGGGGAATTGGTTTATTATACAATACTGCTGGTACTGTTGTATTGGTAGTAAATTTAGCTCTATTAAGAGTAAATTTAATATCTTCATATTGATCAGGAGTCCAAGTAGATTGATTAGCAGACTTAAAGAGAACTCCAATGTATGGTTGTTTGTCAATAGCATTATTGTTAGTTACATCGATTTCACCTAATCTAGAAACCCATATATAATAATTTTGAGAAACTGCCTTAACTACAAAACAATAATCTGTTTTATCTGATAAATATACAGGACTTGGAAATGTAAATGTTGTTGGTATAGATGCATCAGATGAAATTTTTACATCTGATGCATTTACTGTCACACTACTATATGGAACTACTGTAGATGTAGGATAACCATTTTCTACAGTTCTAATATCCACAGAAATTGGAACTATATTATCTTTGGTATAGAAATACAAATCAATAGATGTTGCAAATATTCCACCTTCAGTGTCTATAAAGAATGATTGAGCTAATGGATCCCTACCGCCAGGGGCCTGAACGGGATCTGCAACAAATACCGTTCTATTTTGAGAAATTGGTGTAGTAACTACTTCTGGTACAGAGACAGAAACGATATTTGATGTCACATTTACTTGGGTGCCTTCAGTCAAATATGAAGTTGAAGCACTGGAAGATGTATATCCAATAGCAAAAATATCACCTGGTTTATCTGAAATTGTAAAGGTTAATATTCCAGTTTCAAATTTTTGTGGAGGAATAGTAACAAAAGCATGAATTGTTCCAATTTCATTAGATATCACTTTTTGAGGTACTTGTGTTGTACCTATCGCGCCAGATGTCATACCACGAATACTAAATCTTTGTCCTAGTAACGTTGGATTTATCAAATTAAGATTTGTAGTACTAATTTTATCAATTGCTAATATTGTAGTATTTTGTGAATATTCGATAGTTTGACTAGTTTGATTTAATGCAAAATTATTACCAATTAGATCTTTATTTGATGTAAAATTATATGGATCAACAACTGTTGCAGTTATTGTATTAAAATCTGTTGGCAACACCTGAAATGAGTCAGCAGGAATGTCAAATAGCAATGGCGGAAGAGGAAAAAGTTCTACAGTCTCTCCAACAATAAATTTTTTATTAACTCCACTAATGTTAGTGATTATTTTGGGATATAAAAATTCTGTTGCATTTATCTCATTAATATAAAAATTAAAATTTGTATTTGGTTTTAAAGAAGTTCCTAATAAATCAATAATAGAAGATCTGACAAATCTTAAATCTACAATACTATTAATTGTATCCCCCGTGTTAATCGTCTGTTCCGTAACATCGATCCTATTATTAACTCCAGTTCTTGATTGAAAATTATTTGTACCACCATTTGTACGCTCTGAACGAGTAGTAGTCCAAGAACCCCATTGATCACCTGCAGCACCACTTTGATCAAATAAAAATCTAATTGGTCCCTCTAGATCAATAGTTTGTGTTTCGCCCATAGTTCGAACAGTATCATACCAAACATCTTTTTTTGGAGTTAAAGTAATATTTCCAACCCAATTAACAATTTCAAATGGATTAATATTTTCTACTCTAGATGCAAAAGATTGACTTATATACACAACATCTGTATATGGTAAAGTAATTAGATCTCCAGTTTTTTTAGTTGCACCTTCAGTATTGCTATATACAAAATCAACATTATTTACATATGGATATGGTCTAGCTAAATAATTATTGGTATCTATAGAAATACTATAGTCTGGGTTTGTTATATCAGCAATAGTTACTGTATTAAATTTATCTACGATAAAACCATTCTTAAATCTATTTTTTCCTTCATCATCTAAAATATTCAAGGTATTTGTATTAATTTCTAGTAAATTTAAAGAAGTATAAGTTTCTACATTTGTTAATCTTTCATCAAGTAGACCAATATCTTTCATTGTATAACCTTTAGTATTTTCTAATTTAATAGAAGCATCGGATACTTTTTTAAGATATGGAGGTAGACTGATAGTTCCTAACAATAATCCAGTATCATTAGTTAATGGTAATTTTGGATTAATAGAATCTGCACCCTTAATTATTGACGCATATCCAGTTTCATTTAGATAAACTTTGTCAATACGCCCTAAGTAAAAATCATAATCTAATGTAACTAACTTTTGCGGATATGCAAATTTTGTTGATGATTGAATTTGATTTAATTTAAAATCAAACGCAGATTGAGTTTCTCTATATGGATCTGATAGAGTGCCAGAACCTCCATTTGATCCAGTTGATGGTGCGATATAATACCTAAAATCTACGAGATCACTATACGAAACTCCATTATATGAAGTTGGTACTTCAGAATACTCTAAATTAGTAAAAGAATCAGCCACATAAAAATCATTAGATAAGTCTTCGTGTTTAAGATAATCAAAAACTACAATAATTTTATTTACTGGATATGGTTTATTTAATTTTCTGACTAATTTAGAAACTCTATAAAAATCTTCAGTGTCGTTTTTTACTAAACTAAAGTTAGAAGAAATATCTTTATATGCACCATATGTTGATTGTTTTACAAAACGTCCAATTATACTAGCATTTGTCGAAACTTCTACTTTAATTGCTAAATTTGATCCTTGTACAAATTTATCATCACTTAAGTATTTTATTTTTAAATTTGTAGAAGAAATTTCAATAATTCTTGCTCTAATATTTCCAGCAACAATTACATCACCAACCACAATTTTATCAGAATTGTTCAGAACAATACTATCAAACATGTCTACTGCTTGTATTTGAGCAGATGTTGCTTCATGAATTGCATGAATTTTATATACATCTGGAAATTTTAAAGACCACTCCCTATCAATTAATCTAGTTCCATATTTGGTATTGTTCGAATTCTTAAATAAATCTACTATTAATTTTTGATAAGGAACAGAGATTTTTTTTCTAGGCGAAGCATTTGATAATCTTAATTTATAAAAAACATTTACCACAGAGCCGTTTTGAGGATCTAATCCAGATACAGAAACTACATTTCCACTAGTTTGAGTTATTACTGGAGTTAGTAATGCAGTTGCAGAAGTTACAATTACAGTACTTGCTTCAATAGATTCTGTTAATGGTCTTGAAATTGTAAATCCACCATTAAGTACTGTATATTGTTCTGTCTTAGATATATCATAACTAAAATCTGTGGTTGATTTTACTGGATATGAAGATGTTTTTATAGAAAGACCATTATTTGATGAATACAGTTTACATGTCAATTTTGAAACATTATAATATATTCCATTTGTCAAATTTGTTGGAGATGTTAAAACAATTGTACTTGCGTTAGTTACGGTAGAGACTTCAACATCAGAACTTCCAATTCTTAGTTTAGATTTTGCAAATACTTCAGAGTTAAACTTAGTACCTGTTCCAGTGAATGTAGTTCCATTAACTGAAAAAGAAGATCCACTAATAGGTACAGGATCTAATTTTACAAATGATGTAAATACTGTGTTAGATCCGCTTATTCTTTGAATCTTTCTAACATTTTCTAATTTTGGCACATTAATTGTTGATATAGTGACTGGTGATGTATAATCAACTCTACTTGATTGAATTGCTTCCGATGGTAAAAATGAACCTGTTACCTGCCTTAATATTACATTCTGTCCCGAAAAAGATTCTACAACACCAGTAGCTCCACTAGTTGATCCAGTAATAAAATCTCCAGATTGCAATGAATGTGATGATGTAGAAAGAGTTAAAGTAGTATATACAGTAAGATCAGTGATATATAATTTATATCCAAATGTTAATCCAAGAGCTTTTGCTTCTCCTACTATTTGATTATCAACATCTTTTAGTATCAATGGACTATTAAAGTTTACAGATCCAGAAATTGTTTGATTTGGATCAAGATTAAAATATTGACCAATATTTAGAAAAATACCTTGATTATTAAGTGATGATGATTTTCTAGGTTTTTCTGCCAATATATATTGTTTTTTGGTGTTTATTACTTCAAATCCTTTTACATATGCTTTTCCTTCTGAAATTTCCAAAGCATAGTAATCATTTCCGTTTATTGAAGTATCTTCATCTTCCGTAGGATCTCTATCCAAAATTGTTCTTCCATCTGGTATTAGTTGATTCGTAAAATATACACCATTATTTTCTCCATCAAATAAAGCTTCTCTGATTTTAATTGAATACTGATCCAGAGTATAATTACCAGATTCATCAAATGTTCTTCTAGCTAAATTTTTTTCTAACTCACTATATGCAGAAAATTCTACAAGTTTAACTGCAGAACCCTCTTCAAGACGAAGAAGTTCGATAAAATTTGAATCATCAGTTAATAATAAATTTTGTTTAGTCAGTTCAGTACTTATTTTAAGTCTGTCTGCTCCTGGAGCAGAGTAATTAGTTGATCCTAAAGCATTATCAAATAAACTCTCATCATCTTCTGAAGTAACAATACTTTCATTTACAACTAACCCCACTTTGTATGATGGTTGATTTGTATATTGATCTAAAATAATTCTCTGTGTAGGAACTTCTACAAAAAATCCTTTAATAAAATATACACCCGAATTAATATAAGCTACAGACCCAGTATATGCGGTTGCATTTTGTACAGTAGTAACTGCAATGGGAATACCATCAGATTCTCTTATGAGAATTTCATTATTTTTAAATTTATTTAATTGTATATCATCTTCAAAGAATCCGCCAGCAGTGTATTTTACATACAAAGTAATAATATTTTTTTCTGAATCTTCTTCGCTAATCGTATCAATAATTTCTGCCTTAACTCCAGAAGACGATCCTTTTATTGTAGTTCCAACTAAAGAGGATCTATATTCTTCAACTCGTATTCCATTAATTAAATTTTGAACAAGTACAGCAGTATATTGTAAGTTATATCCAATATTTCCAGGAATAACTACAGATCCATCTTTAAAGATGTGTTGACCAAATCTTTCAACTTGATTTTGTAAA